GAGAGACAAATACTGCATCTCTGATGCATCTGTCCTTCCTTTGCTACATTACAGGAACAAGGAATTCTATACTTATTCTCATTCCGTCTAAACTTTCTAAGCATTACCTTAAATGCTTTTGGAATTTCATAGACTGAGCCCGCAAAAGTATCTTTAGTTTCTTTACGTAGGTCTACTTCTTTTTGTGTAAGCCTTGGACCTGAGGTAGACCTGTAGAAACGACTTCCTTTTATTGCCATCTAGTCCTCCTTAGCTACCAGTATCTGGCCAGTTGCCATTTATATTTCTATAGATGTACCGGTAACGATAACGATTTTGATAGGCATAATCTGGGTAGTATCTGTAAGATCCAGGTAGTCTGGTTTTGACGTTAACGCTAGGGGCAAATCTTGGCATATTATCAATTGATCTACCAAAGGCAGGATAGTCTGCTCCCATGTATCCTTTGATTGCCATACCAGCATTAAGACTAGCACCATAAGAGAGATTACCATTGCTATGAAGGATTCTATGTAAGTCTTCGTCACGCTTTCTCATTTGCTCAATCTTAACTTTCAACGCAGCGGCATTATCAGCCCATTCAACCTTTAGATCACCAAGTTGCTTGGCACGAGGAGCTCCGAGTGCAAGTGAAATATTCTCTATAAGATCAATAGAGCTATTAATAATTACGTATTCCATCTTAACATAGTCAAGCCACTTTTGTGTACCATTTTGTATTGGCATATTAAAGATCATTGCGTCTACAACTTTTGAGTATCTATAAATAAGATAATTAACAGTATCAGCATCAACATCACCTACAATGCTGCCAACGTTAGAAAGAACCTGATCATAGGTTGCGTACATAGGAGTATATCTACTAGTAAACCAAGACTCGTCCTCTATGCCAACAGAGCCAACAGCCGCGCCAACTTCTTTAATACCTCTAATCTCAATAACGTATTGATTGTTATTAAGCAGAGTATCAAAGCCTTCGTCTTGAGAATACGCATTACTGTCATTACCACTAGACCTAACAGTAAAAGGGACAAGACTTGTAAACATAACAGGAACAAGTGCTGTTCCAACATTCACTTCAAAGTAAGCCCACCATTCACCAACTTGTGCGTCATCAGCAGTCAAATAACTATAAGTGTACTGACCATATTTAGTTGCCGCGCCAGGATCGTCCTGGTAGACAATTGCATCATCTTCCAGATTTACCCCAGGTAGACCAGGCTTTCTACCATAAGGATAAATAGAGACAATAGGATTAAGCCCATTAGTTAAGTAGCCATTGCCATCTCTGACTTGACAAACAATATCAACTGTTTCTCCTTGGGTTACGTTTAACATATTATTCCCTTATTATGTTAATGATAATTTTTTTGCCATTAACAATCCAAGAGTAGCCAACGTCGACTGCATCCTGATTGCCATCCATAATATTCCTAAACAACTTAATTGTATCTGCTGTTACACTGGTAGGATCAATATCTTTGTTAAAGGTAAGAATAATTTGTTTGGTCTTTAAAGATACATTGCTAGAGCCGTACTCCGGCTCAATCTTTACAAGTTGAAACTCAGTAGCAGCGGCCAGTATCTCTGCTTGTGTTGGAGCGTCTAACCCAATTGGGCTCTGTGACACTGTAGTGGGTAGCTCTTTAACTTGATTAGCAGCTGTTGAGAAATCAAGCTTATAAGTATCTGCGAGATATTCTATTGGACGCAGATTAATAGTCCATGCATCTCCAATCTTAAATGCGTCAGCTGCCCCACCAATTAACTCTAGATAGATATCTTTATCTTTGGCAATCTTATTACGCCCGGTTAAAGGCAAAAGATCATGAGTTACAAGTGCAGCGCTTTCAAAATACCAGTTCAACTTACAAGTTGACGAACTGCCTGCTTTAATAACTTCAACCACAAGAACATCACTTGCTACTCCAGTGTAATATCCACTAGCTTTAAGTATTCCTTCGCCTTGCGATGTAAGAAGATCTTTCTCTGCGTCAAACACAGTTCGAGACCCAATATAACTCCATTCATTATCAGGAGTAGATGAACCACTAATCAATAGACGATAGTCAGTCTTTTCTTGCAAGAAAGATTTAGGTCTAATAATTAATTTACTTTTGACAGTTGCGTCATAGGCATAACTCATTTGCTCTAGAAGAGCTTCTCCGGCTGCATCGCATCTAACAACTTCTAGTTCAACTGGAACTTCACCTTTTAAATGAAGACTTTCAAGTGTCTTAGAGTAAGAGGATTGGTTTGTAAACCTATAAAGCTTTTCTTCAAATTCAATCCCTGTAAGGATATGATTGTCAGGGCCAACTAAACTAATACTATTCTCAGCAAGAAATTCAGACACCTCTTGGTTAAAAAGAATTTCAATCTTTTCCCCAGTAGGAAAAGTAGTAAAGCCATCATCTGGCCAGACTGAATGAATAGTAAAAGCCATTGCTAGAACTCCTCAATGTAAGACTCAAGAGTGCACTCAACTTCGCAACCAGTGACTAGAGTAATTTCTTGAGTTTCAAGACTTTCCGCCTCTATAACACAATCCTCTGCTTCCATAATTGCCTGATGCTCTTCAAAGGCTAACCTTCTGAATAGAGCCTCCATGTCCCTATTAGAAGTGACAGTTGAAAGGGCGCGGGCAATCTTATCTTCTAAACTCATATCCACTCCTAGTAATTAATATCTAGATACCGACATTATAACAAAAAGAAAGCCCCCAGGCCTTTCGACCTGAGGGCTATTTACTTATCCTCTAATTATTATGAATTAGTAGGGAAGTTTGAGCTACCGTTGATAGCATCACCAGCAGGAAGGAAACCAGAGGTGGGATCGTAAACAGGACGTGCAATCTCAGGAGCGTAGAAGTTCTGGTCGCAGAAGATATTCTTAAGCGTGACTAGACCCTGGCCTTCGTTGTACATGAAGATACCCCACTTCTCTGACCACTTCATCTTGAAGGTCTCGAAGTACTTGTCTTCCCACTCATCAGCAACAATGCCTGAACCAACAATTAGAGCACCAAGTGACTTGCTATCGCAAAGAACGATATCGGTAAGCTTAGTAGCAGGATCGTAAGGCATAAAGCGTGAGGTCACAATGCGGAGACCAAACGGAAGACCAATAGGAAGCTGAGGAGCAGCTGTAATGGCATTAACGTTAAAGTCCTTAAGCGAGGCCGAGGAACCATCGGCACCAGTACCAAGCTGACCGCGTGAATAACCCTTTGAAAGAACACCCTTAACGGCATCAGGGACACCGCTAACGTTGGCAGCTGAACCCGTGTAGTTACCAAAGAGATTGCCGCTACCGCTCTGCATGGCAAATGCACGAAGGACGGGGTCGCGGACAAACATAAGGTACGTAAGCGGATGGCAGATTAGCGTATCAGGCGTGAAACCTCTCTGGATGAGAAGGTGGTACGCGTTGAAAAGGTCATCAATGGTAAGAGTACCATTAGTCTTGAGCGTAATGTCACGACCAGTGGTGATACCAAGAGCTGACTGCTCAGGATTAAGATTGTCGAAAGCAGGAACGCTGATGTTCGTGATGTGCTTAGCGATTTCGGTCTCCTTGCGGCGAGCGAAAGCACGACCAGCCTCACGAGCAAGGTAACCAAGAAGATTCCAGTTGGAAGCCTTGATTGCCTCTTGCGTAAGGGAGATCATAACACCCCACTTGTCGATGGCGGCCGTAGCCATACCACCGCCAGTTGTCACACGCTCTTCACGGTAACCTTCAAGCTCAGTGACCTTATGGACAGTGAAAGCTGAAAGGGCAGGAAGGCGGAACTCAGTAATACCATCCGGCGCAGGAATGGTATCAAGGAGTGGGGTAAGATTGAGCATAGGCTCCATCGGCTCCATCATAATCTCAACAATTGAGTGCTTGACCCAGGGCCCAAGCTCAGCTGACGTAATCGCGTCTTCGATTGAAAGACGTGAGTCGCTGGAGTGGTCTGAGCCAGGAAGCCAACCGTTGTTCTTGATGAGCGCTGTAAGCTCACTCTGATCAGCAATTTCTAGGTTCTTGTGCTTTAGTCTTGACATTTTTCGGTTCTCCTTATTGAGATTATGATTTTAATTAGAGTAGGACGCGCACGATGGCAGCGAACTGACCACCGGTTGACTGATGAATTTCCGCAGGGTGACCATCATTAGCCGAACCAGGAGTACGATCAGCGAGTGACACGCCATCATAATCATGGAAAGTCTTGACAGAAGCAAGATCAGCCTTAGGTGAACGGTCAAGTGTATAGCACTTACCAACAATGTCTTCAGGGCGATGGTAACCAGCAGGATCTGACCAGATTACGCAAATCCCAGCAACTGTTTCGCTTGCAGCAGAGCTGTCAACCGAGACACCAACTTCAGCAGGACGAGCCACATAAGGAACAAAGTTTGAATACTTGTCATAGGCAAGATAATCACCAGGCTTGACATTACCACTCACACCAGCAAACACTGCAACGTCAACAACCTGATCATCAGAGTCAGCATCAGGATCCGTAGCATCAGCACCAAGAAGTGCAGCAGCAGGAGTTGGTGAATAGCTGAATGTAACAACAGTACCAGCAGCAGCAAGCGTACCGGCACCACCATCTTCATACATGAAAAGAATACCAAGATCACGATCAACAAAGTAATCGCCAGTCTTCTTTAGACTGTCAGGGCTACCCTTCTCAGCCTTAAGAGTTGCAGCACTAACCGCAGCAGAACCATAAGTAATAGGATTATAAAGGTTATGCTCAATGTTCTTACGACCGAAAGCAAGAGCAACCCAGTTTTCATTTGTTACGTCAGCGTAACGAACAGGAAGAAGCCCCTTAAGTACTGAATCGAGTTCTTCACCAAGAAGCCACTGGGGATAGGCAGGAGACTCAAGCTCAGCAAGAGTAGAAATCTTGTAGCTACCAGCAAGGGTAGTAAGAGTACCGCTCTTCACAGGGGCGACAGGAAGGCGAAGAGTGTGATCCTGACCAGTCCAGAACGTTGACTTGTTCTCACGACGATAGTTCATGAAACGAAGCTTATTGGGCTGCGTACCATCACCGCCGGCCCAAGCGTAAACCACGTTAGCAGCTACGCCGATTGGGCGAGAAATGAAAGCATCACAAGTCTCTGAAGCACCAAGAAGACCACGACGCTTAAGGGCTAAAGTGACCTCAGCAACACTATACTCAACAGCACCAGCAACAGGAAGACCAGTTGTAAGGTCTTCAATGCGCTCAGCGACATCTTTGGACGTATACTTAAGAATCTTAGTAGTATCACCGGCAGCAAGAGCAGCCTTCCAAGCAAGACGAATACCAGCAGGAACAAGACGACCTACTGTGCCATGATTGATTGAGGAAGTAGCATTGTCACCATTAAGGCTTTCACGCGTAAGAGCGACAAGCTTACCAGGCATGATAACAACCTTATCGGTAAAGACGTGACGCTGATAGTCATAAGTAAAATAGCCAGCGCCTGAATTGGTAGCGCTACGGCTAATTGGGAGCCAAGCCGCAGCGGCAAGGTCATTCTGAGGGGCAACCGTATCGCCATGCGTAGGGGCGATAATCGGCTTACCATAATCGATATCTCTAAACTTTCTGTATGTTGCCATAATTTTCTCCTATAATTTGGGTTAGACTTTCACATCTAGTGGGTTAAACTTTCCTGAAATAAAGCCAGAACGCACCTGTTGCACAAGATAGTTCTCAGCTTTATTTATATCATGATTTCGTAATTCTTTATATTTACTAGCAACTCTGCGCTCTACAGAAGTCCAGTATTCAGGTGTGGTATCCATTGCATCTTCAATGGTATTCATATCAAGCTTCTTGCCAAGCTCTTTAGGCTCAACAGAATCTTCAATAACAATCTCTTCTGGCTCTGAGCTATCAACAATCTCAGTTGTTGTTTCTTCTACTGAATCCATTGGCCCACTCATCTCTTCGCTAACTTCCTCAACAGAGGACTCTGAAGGAATTTCCATGCCAGCAGTCTGAAGGGAAGAACCAAGTTGCCACTGCCACTTCTGATGCATATCAATACGCTCAGCTACGAAGTTTGCAACACCTTGCTCATTAGCAGCATTAGCCATGTCAAACACATTCTTAAGCATAGCAAGCATCACCACATTCTTCTTGTAAATATCAAGAGCAAGTTCACTTGCTTCAGTGGTCATAGAGTCGTCTTTGATTGATGCTGTCTCGACCATATAAGTAAGAGAGTGAGGGAATGAACCAAGCTTGCGGATATTTTCAGCAAGTGGGTCTACTGAGCTAGAGTAGATGTCATCATAGATATTTCCAAATAGCTCGTGATACTGAGCAAAGTCAGGACCAGCCACATTCCAATGTGCACGATGCGCAGTAGAGTAGAGAGCAATTACATTACTAAGCAAGCCCTTAAGGGCGTCAGCTACTTGAGCTGGGCTAGTTGTCATTTCAGTTTCCATATTATTCCTCCAAAAGGATTAAGTTAAATTAATAATTACACAGTGATTCTAGCATAATTTCTATACTTTAGCCACCTATACCAGGAGAAGGATATGCACCAAGGGGAGGAGTCTCCTTCTTACTCCATACAATTGGAGCCATAATCTTCCTAAGCTCTGAGGCCTTTTTGACAAGCACTTCCTCAGTCTTGTCGTATAGACCATCTTCGTTCATCCTAGCAATAGTAAGAATGGCTGCCGGATCCTCCTCTGACGCATCTACACTCATGCCAGGACCATGAGTAACAGTTCCTTTGCTATGCATAGCATCAATGACTCCATATCCTTCTTTCATTTCAGCTGCGTCGTCTTGCTCACCAAGTGAACCTGAACTAACGCCAACTTCATTACCTTTGCTATCAAGGCGATAAGAAACAAAGTCACCTACAGCAAAAGTTGGCGTTGACGGAGTTGTATAAGTTTTCTCAGGAGTATAAGCATCTTCGACTGAAGACTTAACACTTTCCTCAATAGCAGTCTCAGCAACTGGCTCATTGTAAACAAAGTCACCCATAACCCAAGGACCCTTAACTGAATCTTCAGTTCTCATACGTTCAATCTGGGCAGCTTTCGCATAAGCCCAAGTCTTGCCACCATCACCACCCCAAAGATCCCAAGCAATGCGTCCAGCAGAAGGAAAACCTTCTTCGCCTTGGCTAAACCCAGGAGCCTTCTTGTCAACTTCATGACGTGCGAAGAAACTCTTCATACGCATAACAGTAGAAGCAGAAAGTTCTTTCCGATTCATAAGATCTCTTGCGCGGGCGACGCCCACGGGCGTACCACCTCTTTTGAACTCTGCACGCCACTCAAGAGCACGCTTAGCAGCTGATGCCATGCCTGGTGTTGGAACAAATCCCTCGGCTGCGTCATCGATTTCTTCAACAAATAAATCTTGAATTTCTTCACCAAACTCACTCTCATCCATCTTAGACTTACCAGCATCTTGCATACGTGCAAGCATCTTCTGGGCACGAGCCTGGATTGACTTAACCTTATCCTCAGCAAGACCCTTAACTTGAGGAGCTCTAGCAATTGCATTGCGAAGATGAGGAAGATCAACCTTACCATCTTCTCCCTTGTACGGGAGATGGCGAAGTGAACGAGGCTTAGTTTTACCCTCTTCATCTTTCTCGCCACCTGGAGTAATATAAAAGAATGAGCTATCTGGGAGATTGTTAACGTAAGCGGTTGTCCAGACGGCATCATCAATGGTAATTGTCTTTACCATTTCAGAGAACATCTCAGCTGACATATCATCGGCTAGTTCTACATTAAAATTACTAGCAAGAAATTCCTTAACAGAGTCTAGTAGTGACTTAGTATCAAGTTCAACCTTGGCAAGCTTTTCGTCAGCAATAGCTTTACCAGAGCGTAACTCTTCAAGCTCTGACATTACCTCTATAGGAGCAATAGATTTTGACTTAATGTATTCGTCAACAATTGAAAGGATTTCCTTCTTATTGTCTTCTGATAGTACGCTGGGCATTTCTTGCTCCTCTTGATTAGTTAGGTTAGTTTGATCTTCCATAGGTTCTGTTTTATTCGCAGAGACTAGTCCATCTGGAATAACAGCAAATCTGCAGTAACCATTTGACTCTATGGTTTGGGAAATAATTTTACAACGATTCTCACTGGCATGAAGAGCACAATTACCACACTTAACACCAATGCTAAGATTTTCATTCTCTGGACCACTCTCATAACCAACCCAAATACCGGGAGCCTTATCAAGGGGTCCAACTTTACTAGCAAGAGTCATTAAAGAATCTGCTAAAGCTTTCTCTTCCTCTGAAAGCTGGGTATACAGATCAACATCATCTTCTGCAATCTCGACTGGGAGCGTAGCAACTGGGCCATTGTCAAAGCTAGCCATAATCTCTGAGTCACTAATATCAGTAACCGCATTCTTAAAACAATCAGTAACAACCATAGTAGTCTTAAAGTTTTCTAAATATTGCTGTAGAGCGTCACCACCAACCTCTTTATAATTCATTACTCTGGCATGTACGTCAGCGGGATGTGTAACATAAGCATAGCCACGATAGCGAAGACCACTTGGTACGCCATAGGCTTTAACGCCATCAATGTCATCGCCAATATCCCATTCCATTTCATCAGTCTTGTATGATCTGCCGCTAATAGAATCGTAAAGATCATTAGGAGTCATCTCAACACTAACTGTGAGATAGCGGCCATCAAGGGTTTTCTCTACGGCTTCTGGATCTGTAACAAGTCCCTTGACAAGTACCCATCCAAGGCCCTCAAAATCCTCATCAGTCATCATTCCAGACTTGGCAAGCTTCTTCATATAGGGAGCCATAGCAACATCAGGAGCCTTAAGCATAAGGCCATCCTTGATCATTATAGAGCTAACATTATAAGCAGCTTTAGGGTTGTCTACCCAGGTTCCACCAATGGCACGACCGACCGCGCCTACCTCTCTATTCTCAATCTTCTTACCATCAACGACAGCAACTTCCTTATGCATAGGCTTAATGGGAATGTTGTATGGATTAGTAAGTGTAGGAATTGCATCTTTCAAGTCAGATGGCATATAGATAAGATTGTTCTGAGTAGGTCTCATACCGTGAGTAACCTTTGTAAGAGTTACTAGACCAACCTTATTCTCTGCAACACCATCACTGATAAAGTATTTAAAATCAAGAAAGTGCGGGCTTTTCTTGTCCCACACTTCATGGGTAAAATCGCCCTTGACACTATTAACAAAATAGTCCTGAACAATACCTTCTTGTAATAGTCTTTTACTTATCTTCATTAGCCTTCCTTATAATGACTTTGCTATTAGGATGATCAGGCGGTAAGTCATAATACTTACTATCTGAGATTTTTCTATTATCTATTATAGACTGACTACTTTGATTATATACCTGGTATGATTCTTCGCCGCTATCCTTTAACGCATTGAAAACACCCCAGTTATAACTTCTCATTCTTTCTGTCTCATAGATAGTCATCATCCTATGACCAATAGTCTTAGCTGTGTCAGTTATAGTATTGCCTTGCCGATTGCGCATCTCAATATGTAACTTATCTATAAAAAACTTCTGAACCTTCAACTGGAATTCTATGTTGCCAGTATGAGTCTCATTAGTTAAGTTAGAAGAGTCAGCATACTCAGAGTAGCCCTTTATGTAAGCTTTAATGCTGTTATCTTTGAGCATAATAGAGAAACGTTCAAATGCTGCGTCAACAGTAAATTCAGGATGAATGTCATAGTCAGCATTTTCCCTTAGGTGGCCAACTAGTGCATTCACATCCTCTCTGTATTCATCAAAGTCTAGAATAGTATCTGTAACTAGACTTCCCGGTCCGCTTTTAGTACCGTGCTGGTTTGATGGCCTAACAGCATTAGCATTTGCTTTACCACTAGGCAGCGCTATTGAATTTTTTTTTTAATATCTGCCGGATCTTTTTCAGTAGCCAAGGCTGGCTTCTTTGCTGCATTACCGGCTGCTAGATCCCTAGCCTTCTGTAAGTCGCCAGAAGACATTGGAGTTTTGTCACTCTTTGCAGAGGTCTCAGCAAGAGGAGACATTGGGTTTGCCCCAAGTCTAAGAAGCTCTTGAGCTTCAGTAACCATCTTGTAGTACGAATGATTCCAGTCATCATCTGTAGAGCTTGACATACCAATGCGATCTCTTAACTCATCATGGCTAATCGCGCTATTTAGCCATAGCTGAATAGCAGCATTCTCTTTCTTTATTTGATTTTCAACATCTATTTCTTTGAATCTAAGAACAACCTTATTCTCTGGTTCAAGCCAGTCAAAGCTATTATCTTCTGTACTTTCTTGAAGCATTGGAACAATAAGATGAGCATAGATTTGTTCTTCAAGAACAAGCTGATCACTCTTAACTGCATTGATAAGACTACTAGACATAGTAGCAGCAGTTGATCTATTAGCGGTGTCACCTTCACCAATGTCTACTGTTGATAGGCCAAGTGCGGCAAGAACACGCTTCTTAAAATAGTCAAGATAGCTTTCAGCTCTAAGAGAACGACCTTCTGCTCCAATCATTTTAATTTCATGACGTTCAGGAGTAACAAAGAAACCTTCTGGTGGTTGGTTATTAATAATCTCAGTAACCATACTAATCTCATCTCTGCCGTCTGGCAAGATAGTAGCTGGCATTGCTTCTGTTCCAACCTTGTACTGGACAATTGGGAAGATACTTTGATGAAGTAAAACTTCTACGTCAG